AAACCATTTTCCTTGACAACCATCAGGATATTGCTTACCCTGCTGACAAGTTCTTCCCGATGCGAAATAAGAAAGATATTTTTGTTGCGCTCTCGATCCAATTTCTTTAGTATGCCTAAAGCGGCTTCCATTCCATTGGTGTCAAGTCCAGAATCTAATAATTCATCGATGGCCATAAAATCTACGGGCTGGTTCATGCTTTCGTGAACGTCCCTGAACGCCCAACTTAGACCAAGGATCAATCTGTTTCGTTCGCCGCGACTTAGGTTGTCAAAATCAAGACTTCTTCCAAGTTCGGTTATCTCAACAGTCAAATCGCTCTGGAAGACAACATCATGGGACAGACCCATTTTGTCCAAATAATATTCCAGTCGTGAATTTAAATAGCTGAGATTCTGTTGAATTATTCGCTTGCGAATAAAGCTGTCTTTATTTGTCAATAACTTAAGAAGAAATTCTTGGTGATCTTTCAAAGAATGAAACGCATTTATCGATTCCCATGAAACTTCCTGCACACCAGACGTTTCCAGATTGACAATTTGATCTGTGTATGGATCAGCGGCAGATATGAGAGTTGCCAGAGTTGATTCCAAAATTGAAATCTGGTTCTGCTTTTCATATGCATCTTGCGCGGAGCTATAAACTGTGATTGGTTTTGGTAAATCTGGCCCAAGCGCGCTTAATGCAGTGTTGGATTCCGCAAGTTCATTTCGGTCAGATTTAATCTGGGCATCCGCAGAAATAACAGCAGCAGATTTAGTTCCCATTATAGCATCATGTTGGTCTGCATGCAAATCATTTCCGCAGGCATAACAAGTATTTTTTGTGACTATTTCCAGATCAGCTTCCGCTTTTTTCTTTTTTGTTTCTTCTTTCAAAATATTTCGAGTCAATACCGAAATTGCAGATTGTAGCTTATCCGCATTTCTGGTAAAATCATTGTAGCTTTCAAGCAACACATGATTTTCCAGTTCGGCAACAATATCAAATTCATTGAGGGCGGCAATTTTTGAATTCAGATCAACAATTTTATCTGCTGTCTGAGAAGACCAAGTTTTTTGGCGGCGCTTCAAATCAGTAATGCTTTTCTTTATTTGTTCGTTTGCGCCTTCAATGCCCTTGATGCGATATTCTTCTTCTTTGATATCGTCCTTGGTTGTCCTAATCAACTCTTTAAGTAGAATTGCTTTTTCACTTAGCATAGTAATTCCAAGAAGATGTTCGATCATTTGTCTTTGAGGAGCCGCTGCTAAACTAAGAAAAGGCTCATTATAAGTATTCAGGGCAATAATATGTTTGAAGATCATATGATTCATGCCAAGAACTCGCTCGACTTCTTGTTGCGTAAGTCGATTTTCTCCCTGACCTTCGTCTGATTCTTCTGTTTTGGTTTCCATATCATCAACAATAAATCTGAAAATATTAGGACTGCGTCCGCGATCAATTTGATACTTGGTGTTGTTTATTTCAAATTGAATGGAACAGAACATCCCTTTTCCGTTTGTTTTGTTGATCAGATTGTTTTTCTTGATATTACTCAGAGCCGATCCAAACAATGCGTAACTAATCGCATTAATTAGACAAGTTTTGCCGACACCATTTCTTGATCCGTCGCTTCCAAGATCAATATTGTTTCCAAGAACAAGAGTCAATCCGGCATTGGTTAAATCAATTGACTGCATAATGTTGCCGGTTGACAGAAAATTGCGCATTGAAATATTTTTTATTTTAATCATTGTTTAGCCTTGAATATTATGATAGTGATTGATATATACTGAGAAGAACCTTATTGTCAATTATGTCTGATTCCACAGCATTCAATTGACTGTATACAATCTGATCAACACTCTCCACTGATGAATTATCAACTACTGCGCCTTCGGTGAGACTGGTATCTTTTTTATCGGGAATGAGGGTTAATTCACGCGGGGAATATTGTTCTGCAAATGTTTCTTTGATGAAGTTTGCTTCTTCGTATGAAATTTGAATGTCAAGGGTTACTTTGCAAAATGTCTTGGAATTTAATAATTCATCGGCTGAGTCCAATAATTCACTGAGTTTTACCGTGATATATCTTGGACCGGCATAATTGACATATTCTGGGACACCATCCCATTCCAAAAACATTCCGCCTCTTTGGTCATCCCAAACGTCCGCATAATTGTGTGGAAATGGGGAACCAAGATAGTGAATATTTCCCTGAGTTTGTCGCTTGTGAAAATGCCCGCTGAATACATATTCCGGTCCGACTAAATGCTCTGAGGTCAACCCGCCATGATCGGGCATCTGGACCAGCGCATTCATCATGAAATGAGGAAGTTCAAAATGCCCGAAAACATACTTGCTTTTCAGATTTGTTACGCGCCGCCATTCGTCTCCGACTAACCACGGGACCAATGTCACGTTTCCTATTTCTTCTATTTCGGCACTTATTATCGTCACATTGTCAAACAAATTAGCATACGGAAAGCTGTTAATATCTCGCTTTTCGCGATAATAAAGATCATGATTGCCGACGATAAAATATACTGTTTCAAATGCCTCACTTAATTTCCGAAGATTGTCAATAGAATAATTCATCGTGGTGACATTTAAGGTTGCTCGATTATGATGATAGTCGCCGCAGAAGATGCAAGTTTCACTTCCTCTGCTTTTGGCTTCATCAATAAACCAGTCAATAAATGAACTACAATCGTCATTATGTTGTTTGCTGTTGTTTTTCATCCCGAAATGAAGATCGCTGAATACCGCAGCTTTTTTAAATAAATGTGTTGTCATTAAAGCCCTTTGGTTATTAAAAATTATATCCGGCATCTCTTAGGTCTTGCTCTTCAGATTCGCTTTGTGCTCGTGCTCTCTGCTGAAATAATTCATCTTCGGCTTGGCGACTGAAACTGGGCATAATGCCATTTTCTTGCAGCAAATCATCTCGCATTCTCTGTGCTCGTTTTTCGTTGTTTAGAATGCCAGTAAATGAATTTGTCAGAACAGTTGTGTAATATGCAAATGGGTTCTGCCCTTTATCCTCGTTGAATCGAAGACCTACATTTGCAAGCTGGACTAATGCGGCATTCTGCATTTCGTCATTGTAAGAATAATTTCTCCAATTGTATCGCTTGGCATATTTCTGACAAAGAGAAAGCATCATTCGACCTAATGTGTCGGTCATTCTCCCACCTTCCAGATCAAAGTGTCCATTATCGAAACCGCCTGACCAATGGCTTCTCACTACTTCTTTGATTTCATCATTGTCAATCATATAATGCTTGAATGGATGAAAATTACATTTGGCATGCTGATCCGCAATTGTCTTCGGAGTCTTTTTCCTGCCCGGCGCAAGGGGAATATGATTGTAGGTCATCACACGAATAACAACATCGGCTGCTGTTATCGTCGCCGCCTCGACTTTGAAATCTGCGATCTTTGGTTTGTCTGAGCCATCCGCCGCTTTGTCCCATGCCTTAATTGCGGCAGTATGCGCATAGGCAGCTAATCTGATCGCCCTGTTCTGGATAGCTATCTCGATTGTCTGCGGCACAATTTCATCAATGTTATTCAGAATAAGATCATAATCATTTAACGATTCATCAACTGCATAACAATAACTAGCTTTGCTCCTGTGAATTTCCCTTAGAAGGTCCTTGTTGTTTACATAATTTACTGGTTTTTTTCTCATATTGTTCCTAATATAAATATAGTATAGCATACAACAATACTTGTTGTCAATCTGAATTGATCTATATGATTGAATAAATGGCAGTATTTGTTGTAATAAATACTTTAATAAGTAGAGACGCTATTTGTCTCTGATACTTGATAGATGTATTTATTGGATTAAAATGACCCTCAGAAAAGACCTGCGCGCACGACTAACAGTGAAAAACCCAAAGAGTTCGCGATCTTCTGCCGGAATATCACCGAACGCTCCTGCATATGCCAGAGTCGGTCGAAGTAATGCTCCATCGGATATAGCATTTTCCGGACCGGCAGACGCGCTTATTCCTCATGGCGGTATCATGTTTCCATTTACTCCGAATATTTCAGCATCACACTCGGTTGATTATTCACAATACAGCATAGTTCATGCCAATTATCAACAAAATGCGTATACGAAGACGAATAACCCAACATTACAAGTAACCGGAATGTTTGTTAGTCAAACACCAGCCGAAGCAAGATACACAATTGGAGTGATGCATTTTTTGAGAGTAATGACTAAGATGCATTTTGGGGTTGATGATGTCAACGCAGGCACGCCACCCCCTGTATTGGAATTTTCAGCATTTGGAACATTCAATTTCAATCGAATTCCAGTGGTCATTGCAAGCTTTTCATTCAATTATGAAGATTCTGCTGATTTAATAGAAGTAGATGTCGGCGGGGAAATAAATCATGTTCCGACAATGATGAATATTTCGCTTGAGCTTCTTCCACAATACAATCCAACACTTCAAAACAAATTCCTGTTGAGTGAGTTTGCATCAGGAACAGGTTATAAAAAAGGATTTATTTAATATGGCAAGGTCAACCAGTAATTTACGATCAACTCCGACGATCAGTGGAGTGTTGGGCGAATATGTTCCGCCTATTTCAGTCAATTTTAAGCAGTCTGTTAAATTTTTATTATTGCAGCATCACAATAAGCGCCCCGATATTCTCGCATATGAATTATATGGGGACGCCTCTTATTGGTGGGTATTTGTCTTATTTAATCGAAATAAAATTCAAGACCCAATCAATGATTTTTTGTATGGGCTGACTATAAATGTTCCCACAACTCAATATATCGCAGGTATCTAATGAATTATTTGTCTAACAACCTAAATGAGTTCAGCACGTATACTTACAATTTGTCGTTGCATATGGTTCGACAATCTGATTTGCACTTACTGGACAAGGCATTGACTGATGATTCATCAGTTGAAATAATAAACAATGCGACCGGAACCAATTTTAATTTGAGTAATACAACTCAGATATTCACTATTGGAAATGGAAAAGTAAGAGCAGCGTATGGGAATAAGTTCACATTGACTATCCAAGAACAGTCCGGGTGCACATTACTTAGTGTAATTCGTGCCGCCGCCGACAAGTTGGGAATTGGATCACATATTCATGCCAGATATATCATGGTTGTTGAATTCAACGGTCGAATGAGAGATGGAAAAATAAAAAAGTATTCACAGAAATTTTATTATCCTCTGTCAATTGTTCAATTTGATTTTAAAGTAACTGATGGCGGAACAACCTATAATGTGGATGCAATCGAAAATTCTACAAATGCTTACTCGTATTTGAGTAATGTCATCAAGGATCAAATTACAATTGAGGCACAGACAGTCGGAGAATTTGTTGACAAATTTGAAACTGCGGTAAACGACGCCGCATATCGAATATGGGAAACAAACCCCTCTGCGATATACATTGACAAATTTGAATTCTCATTTGACGAAGACACAGAAGCATGGCGATCATGGCGGTTCCAGCAACTAGATGAAACGAATGCAACAGGAGGATTCAACATTGTTGGGACCGGAAACGGCAATGATGCTTTACAGATTAATATCAACAACGGATCAAATATTACTGATCTGATCGGAACAGTTCTCCAATTGACTGCCGAATACAAAAATGTAATCAGATCGGACACAGGAAAATCATTCAAAGAGACCCCAAGTGATGATTCCACTGAGTCATTGTCTGCATTTCCAGTATTCTATAAAATGATCGCCAATGTTGAATATGGGGAATTCGACATTCTCAGAGGGGAATATTCGAAAATTATCAAATATAAATTAAAAAAATTCATTATCACTGATGAAATTGTTGATTCAATGGCATATTCCAGAAGTATTGGGGATGACTCTATTCAGAAAGCCAGAATATCGAACATGCGGAAATTAAAGCTATTGAGAAAACGATACGACTATATTTTTACCGGCAGGAACACAGAGGTTCTAGATTTGGACCTTACTTTCAATAATGCATACTATTATTTGGTTCCTCATGGCGGCGGATTACTGGGAGATGCCGATAGCCAAACCCCGCAAAATTACAATGATGTGCAGAATGTAATTGAACGAATTGTATCCAAAAAAGAAGCCATTTCAAAATTAATGCGCGACAGACAAGCTTTGGTATCCAAAAGAACAAATACGGCTTCTGAAAAACCAGACAGAATTGAGTATGAAATTTCAGAAATCAATCGAATTTTGAATGGTAAATTAGATACGTTCCGAGATACCATACAAACGGACATTGATGTTCTTAAAGAAGAATATGGGCTGACAAGTGAAGGGATTTCCCACCAAATCAGATTTGCAACAGATGTTCTTAATGATGCCGACACAGTAGGGAGTGACAATGATCGCAAAGGGGGTGCATATAAATTTGGCGCGCTGAAAGCAAACACTGAAAATGTTGCCGATTTGATTAATATTGAGTTAAGCATTAAGGGAGACCCGTATTGGCTGGGCTTGCCAAATAGCTTAGCATCTTCTGCAAATCGTGATATCGATGCTCTGGCAGATTATGAAGTTGGAAGTCAAAATTTCTTTCTGAAAGTAAATCTGCCAACTAACAATGAAGATTCAAGAGGATCAAAGAAGCCGCAGCTTGATTATCAAATTTCTGGAATATACGCGGTAGTAACAGTTATCAATGTATTCTCCGACGGGCAATTCATCCAGTATTTGGAAGCAGTCAGAGACTTGGGAACAAATATTGCCAAAGTTGCTGACGTGTTAGATATCAATGATGACAATGATAGATCAACAAGTTCTGCAAATAGATCATCTACCGAAATTGATCCGGCGCAGACCCAAGAAGATGCCGACAGACAAATAAGAGGGAATGCTTAAGATGGCAATTAACCGCAGCGCAGATACACAAAGCAATAAAGTACGAGATTCTTATAATCAAAATACGATGGCTAAAGGTATGAAGATACCAACAGGAATTTACAGAGGTATTGTTGTGTCCACAGAAGACCCACGAAAGATGGGGCGAATAAAGGTTCAAATAATTAAGTTTTACGGAACCTTGCCGGTCAATGCTGCCGAAAGCAATTCAGTAGATGCTGATTTGTATCTGGGCGCAATGTGGTGCAGACAAATGTTGCCAATGGGGGGAGTTTCTGCCCCATCTGCATCCGGTCAGAATATGTATGGAATAATGGGCCAGCCACCCAGTGTGAATAATGAAGTTGTGGTTGCATTCAGCAGCGATTCCCATAACGGAATTGTGTTGGGAATGTTGCCCGACGATGGAAAGATATCGGGAGCGGGCGGCGCAGGGGCGTCCAAGCTAACTTCGGCAGGAACGTTCACCATTGCCCAAGAAACTGCCAAGACCGCCACAAGCGGCGCTGAGCCGCCCCCAGAGCATCCACAGGCTGAAGTCCTTCGAACACAGGGAATAGATCAAGATCGAATTAGAGGTCAGAACTTTTCTAGTCCGACGCGCGACCCATCAAATCGTATTATGGGATTGACGACGCCAATTGGTCACGCAATCGTCATGGATGATGGGGACATTGAAGATGGTGATAATTTAGGCATGCGGTTTAGAACAGCGGGCGGTGCACAAATATTAATGGATGATACAAACGGTCTAATCTATGTCATTAATCAAAATGGATCAAGCTGGATTGAAATGAACCGAATGGGAGACATTGACATCTTTTGCGGAGGATCATTCAATGTCACCACCAAAGGAGATTTTAATATCCACAGCGCCGGGAAATTCAATGTCCAAGCCGGGCAAGGAATCAATTTAAAATCTACTGGTGACACAGGAATTGCGTTGGATGCGGCGGTAGGACCAGTGAATATTTTTGCAAACGCCAATCTTAATTTACAAGCTGAACAGAATGGCAATATAAAAATTGCAGGAAATTACAGGGAAACCGCTGCAAGAATTGATATGAATGGTCCAAAGGCAAAGGCGGCAGCAGCGGCAAGACCAACTGTAAATCAGTTAACCGGAAATCTGAATATAACTGAAAGTATTTCAAGTCGGGTCCCAGAATCTGAACCGTGGGGCGGTCACTTAGATGTTAGTGTCTTAGAAGCAGGAAGCGTATCAGGATCGGCTAGTTCCGAAAGTAATACTTATTATTATGGGGATGCCACAAATTTCAATACCACAGACAGTTCAGGCACTGCAAATAAACAACCAGCTTGGATTGTATCACCAGATAGCGTGTTATTGTCTTGGCTGCCCGGAAAAGATCAGCGAGTTGATCCAAAATTAATAAAATTGGCTGAAGAAGTCTGTCGTCAATTTGGTCGCCCCGGAACTATCACCAGCGGGTTCAGGTCGCCATCACATAATGCAAAAGTTGATGGGGCTAAACGAAGTCAACATATGATTGGGCATGCAATTGATATTGTATTTTCAGGCGGATCACTAAGCAGCACAGAAAAAAATAAAGTAATTGCAATTGCAAGTTCAGTCGGCATTACAGGAATTGGTATATATGATAACAGTTTTCATTTTGATAACAGAGACACTACCGCAGTTGGTTGGGGTGCAGATTATACAAGTGCCAGTGTCCCAGATTTTGCAATAACAACAATGTCCATACATAGGGCAGGAGGATTTACATAATGCTGACATTAGTTGAATCTAAATATCGTATTCAATGGGAAACATTTACCAAAAAAGATGAGTTTGCTGTGGATTTCCCAATAAATGTCGGAGTTGTCGGGGTATCCGCCGACATGATAGATGTAATGATTGGATATAAGAAATGGTCTGGCGTTCGACAAATTGATGCTGCAACTGGTGATTATACCATTGGTTATGGGCAAGGGGATTATTTGCTGCAAAAAGGAATGACTGAATCTGAATCTTTTGCTGAATGGTATGGATATGTGCAGAATCGACAAAAGATTCTGCGAAATCAAATACCCATAATCAATATACCACAGACTATTTTTGATGCATTAGTTAGTTTGTATTTGGATACCGGAAGATGGAGAACAGTTGTTGCCAGAGAGGGAACATATGATTTATCGTCTGCAATAGAAAATTCTAATTGGCTTCTATGTGCTGATATTATTTCCAGAGGAACCTTCAATCCCATGTTACGACGAGTGGAATCCAGAGTTGCCATGCTGGCGGATTATACAGTGAATAGATCACGCCAACAAAATACCATAGCTGGAATTCATGAATTGCGAAACAGTTATTCGGGATTGTCGAACGAATTTGATAAATTACAGACTGAGTTTGTTTATTATCGGCAAATCGGAGCATTTCTGTCGGGAATGAGTGATTTGCGCAAAAGAAGAGTTATTTCTCAGTTATAATCAGAAAGGGCTGTTTTCAGGTAATAAATATATCTATGGCTACATTCATTGGTTTCTCAACTCATAACAAAAAAACCGGAACAGCAGTTCTGGAAGACAAGTCTCTGGCAATAAGAGACTTGTCTAATCATTTCTACACTAGACGCGGTGAGCGTCTAGGATCACCCGAATTTGGAAGTATATTACCAGAATTGGTATTTGATCAATATACGCAAGCGACCGAGGACGCCGCAGATGATGATATCAGAGAAATAATTGGGCTTGATCCTCGCTGGACATTGATGGAATATAATTTAGATTTCTCTGATCATCAATTAACAGTAACCATTACATTACGGTATAACACGCAGGCTACCATAGAAGAATTAGTATTGAAATATCGAAGCAAGGAAGAAATATAAATGGCGCAAGGCATTCGACAGCAGAATTTATTCGCAGCAGAAGACTTTCAGGTAGTCTATCAATCATTTTCGCAGGCGAATTTCGCCGCATATGATTATGACTCAATTCGAGCAACATTGGTTGATTATATTCAGCAAAATTATCCTGAAAATTTCAATGATTGGATTCAAAGCAGTGAATTTGTTGCAATTATTGAAACCTTATCATTCCTTGCGCATAGTTTGGCATTCCGTATTGATTTGGCAGGCAGAGAGAATTTTCTGAGCACGGCAGAACGTCGCGCCAGCGTGTTGAAAATTGCTGATTTTCTTGGATATACTCCGAAAAGATTAACTCCTGCCAGTGGTGTTCTCAAAATAAAAAAAATTCGCACTACTCAGGATGTATATGATATAGACGGTGAATCGTTGAAAAATAAAGATGTCACATTTGAGACAGATCAGCAAAATTTTCTGTTGGTTATGAATGAAATTCTACAGTCAACAAATAAATTTGGCAGAACAAAAGAAAGTTCTGTAATTAATAATGTAAGAACAGGAATATACGCCGCCAATACAAGCAACGTACGAGATGTTGTTTTTGGAGTGTCTGGAAATGTCAACGGCTCAAAAAGAAATTTTGAAATTCACGGATTGCGCATTGACAAAGCAAGAAATGCGTTAATTGAAGTTGAACCTGATCCATACAGCAGCTTCAATCTGACATATAGAAATGATAATCAGGGTCTTGGAAGTAAAAACACAGGATTTTTTGTAGGTATTAAACAAGGGACGCTTCAGTTCAATGACATTGATGCATCAAGTGCAGTAAGCAATTTGATTATAAACGCAGGAGCCACAGATGTAAACGAAAAAGATATCTGGGTACAGGAAATAAATGACTCCGGAGAAATAGAAAATTCATGGACTAAGGTTGACAGTAGCTTTGGAGCAAATACTGTCTTTAATAACATTCGCCATGATCTGCGTAAATTGTTCACTGTTAAAACAAGAGACAATGATGACATTGATTTTGTCTTTGGAGACGGTGTTTTTTCTGAAATCCCCCGTGGAACCATTAGATTGTGGTATAGAACTGGTTTAAATCAGTCATATACTATTGACCCGAGTGACATCGGAGTTGTTACCTTTGGATTTGATTATACTGCATCAGACGGTAATATATATAAGATTAAATTTCAGGCTGAATTACAGGAAAGCATTTCAAATGCCAGTTCACAGGAATCTGTAACCAGCATAAAGAGAAATGCCGGTCGAGTTTTTGCTGCACAGGATCGAATGATAACTGCCGAAGATTACAGCAGCATGCCATTGACAGTCAGTGAAAATGTCAAGAAGATAAAGGCAGTCAACCGAACTTATGTGGGGCATAGCAGATTTATTAAGGCAAATGACCCAACTGCCCAGTACCAGAATGTAGATATGTTAGCACGAGACGGCTATATTTACGCTTCTGCCTTGACATATCGGTCAACATTGAGTCTGCCAACATCATTGACCAATGAGCAAATTTATGAGAAATATGTTGCGGACTCAATCAAGAATCCCGAAGTTATGAATTTGTTTTACAGCAAGTTCCCTCCTATTGCCCTGTCATATTTTGCAGTTGATGAAACCAGTTACGAATGGCAACAAATCACAAAGGGATATCAAGGAAGCACCGGGTATTTTACTAAAAATTCAATAATTCAACGCGCATCCAATACTGCAACCACGGTGTTGTCCTATGTTCGCCCCAATACTTTGATAGAATTCATTGATGCTCCGTACGCCAATGGATCAATCGGAGAAGTTGGGGATGAATTAACGATAACCAATGGCGGATCAGGATATACGTTTGTGCCTGCGGTAACTATCAGAGGGACCGGAACAGGAGCAACTGCGACAGCAACAATTAGTGGCGGAGAAGTCGCGTCGGTGGTCATCACCAACGGCGGCGCAGGCTATGAGAATCCGGTTATTGCCGTCATTACCGCGCCAACAACAGGCGTGAAAGCGGAGGTAGTTATATCTGCTAAATCTGCTAATACAACATGGGCGCGAGTAGTTGATGTAATTTCAGATGGTCTTGGGGTTTTTGATGATAATGGAAATGCAACAGGATTGGCCAGTTCTGGACAGGGAAGTATTATTTTAAATAAGTCAATCCCGAACACTGCCCGCATCAAAAGAATCTTTCCTGCATTTAATACAATTTTCTCAGAAGCTGAAAAGACTATGATCATTGAGCAAATTGCAAATCGAAATACATTTGGTCTTCGATTTGCACCCGGATCAGGGGAATGGAAAATAGTAACTGCTGCTAATCTTCCGGCAAGTTCTCTGAATAATCCTGACAATTTTGATCTGACATACAAGGGCGATGACACCAGCAATAACAGGGATGCAAGTTGGCTTCTCAGAGTGGATTATTCTGCCAATAATTGGAATATAATTAGTCGTCGCCATCAATTCGTATTTGGCAGTGATGCGGCATTGCGATTCCATAACCAAAATAGTAACAGAAAATTTAATGTTGACACTAACAAACCAGAGCGTGATAAAATTACAATTTCCGGAATAAATGTAGGTCCGGATGGATCAAGTTATTCTCTGGGAAGTGATATAAATTTCTTTGCGCATAAGTATTTCACTGAAACAAATGGTTATGTTGATGATACAAAGCTAATAGTTTCTCTGAGTGATGTTGATAATGATAATTATCCAGACAATCCAATGGCATTTCGCGAATTGACTTCGACAGATACAATTAATATAAGTTCAAAAACAGAAAATGGTTTTGTCTATACTTCTAGATCGGATGAGGGCGAAGCGGTATCCGGAAGAAAAAATTTAATTTTCTTGTGGAGACGAGTTAGCGATTCCAACTTCAGAATTGATCCAAGTTTGACAAATATCATTGACATTATTGTTCTGAACAAAAACTACGATGATAAATATCGTCAATGGATTGCAGGATCGCGGGCATCTGCCTCTGCCCCGGCGATCCCAACAATAACTGATTTGGAACAGCAATTCTCCGAAATAATTTCTAAAAAAGCAGTAAGTGATAGTATAATCTATAAGTCAGCGGAATACAAGATATTATTTGGCAGTTCGGCTGATGTTGCTCTTCAAGGAAAATTCAGAGTTGTTCCGGTTACGGGGACAAGTTACTCCAACACAGAAATAAAAACCAAAGTATTGATTGCGATCAACGACTTCTTTGCAATTGACAATTGGGACTTTGGGGAAACTTTTTACTTTACGGAACTAAGCGCATATATACATCAACAATGTCAGGGAATTGTAAGTAGTGTTATTATAATTCCGACACAAACACAATCCGTATTCGGGGACTTATTTCAAATTACTCCGAAAACTCATGAATTACTAATTCCAGATGTGTCCGCAGCAGACATAGAAATAGTTAGCAAATTAACAATTACTTGATTCAAGGCAAATAATAATGAATAATTACAATGCAAATCCAACTAAGGTCATCAACATAACACAAAGTGGTGAACTGCCACCAGTGACAAATAAGCATGTTGATTTTCTTCCTGCCGTCAACAGAACAGAATCACTAAGCAGATTCTTTTCTGGTTCCATTGATCAACTTCTTAGTTCTGGATCAACGGCAAGCATCAATGCAAATTGGGGCAGATTGACAACCAAAAGTAGATTGGCAGATCAAGAAGTATTTGTTCCAGAGGTAACTGCCGACAGAGCAAATTATCAATTTGCACCGGGGACTACTTTGCGTCGCGGGGGAGTGGCAGAAAACACAACAACGTATGTTGCAACGTTAAATCGTCTGGCGGGCATAGGGTCCGACATGAGCAACCATGATAAATTATTCTCTGAGCCGGGATATGTTCTTGACTTGCCGATAAATTCAGACATGTTTTCCAATTACGGCAATTATTATTGGCTTGAAGGAAACATGCCGGTAATTGAGTTGGAACCAACATTGGCTGATCCTATTGATATTGATTCCATTATTAATCTGTCAGAATACACTACTCCTGTGTTGTCAAATGGCAAAACTGTGGCATTTATTAATGGGCTTCGAGTAGTATTCGTCGGAGACAATGTGACCAGCACAAGTGGAAACTATATCGCCGGTTATTCATATTATGTGGAAAATGTTGGCGGCAGAAATATATCACTTGTCGCAGCGACAAGTGATGTCGGCAAAGACTTGTTTCCAAACATCTTTCCATACTCCGTACTTCAGCCCGAGGGATGGGATACGGTTGATTGGGACACAACCCCATGGGACAACTTGGGAGGCTTTGATGATTACGACGCGGCGACTACCTATAATCGCGACGACCTGACTGCAAATAGAACCTACATAGTAATGGGGCGACATGCAACAGATATGAACCCATGGACCAGAAGTAACCGTTGGTTCTCCAGTCAAGCAATAATTGCAATGTCGTCATATAACAATGTTGTCGTGGAAGCATATCTAAATAGCGTCACCCGTGCTATTCGTCCAATTATTGAATTTAATGCAAACCTAGAACTAATGAATACTTGTGAAACTTTTGTGGAATTGGTTGATTATGCCGTATCAGCCGAAACAATCACTGATATTATTGGAGGAAATTTCGAATATAAAATTGAGGGGGAGACTAATTATCTAGCTGATGGCGACATAATTTTGGTCACATCCGATGCCGGGACACCAATTTCTATATCAGAATTCAGTAGCGCATTCAGTGAAGCGTATGCGTCTAGTATTACCACGTATACCGCCGATTCGTATGTAATTAGTGGCGTCGGATCAACTATTGTTATAACTCCACTGACAACATATTCCGCAAACGAATATGCGATTGTCAAGTCCGGAATAGACACAGGAACAATTTATTGCTATGACGGCACATCATGGACTATTGGGCAAAGTAAACAGTTTAAATCTACTGCCCCCTTGTTCATGCTCTACTCAGATGATCTGACTTCATTGGTTGATTTTGAAAGCAGTGATTTCGTAGGTTCTGAGATTTTTTCATATAAGACAAGTGAATTTAATGGATTCGACAGAGAGTTGGGATTCTCTCCGTCCTTCTCAGGAAAAGCCGCATTCAATGATTTTGACTTTGAGTTCGATTTGGGCGGAACACAACATTATTACAATATAACTGATCAGACTTCTGATTTGATTCCGGGACTATATTATTTCCGAAATAAAAATACAGATGAGTTCTTCAATGGATGGAGTAATATCAGAGGAAACCAGCGCGTTCCTATAGTTATGACGACAATCAGCGACGGATTAACTGATATTGTGTTTAATGTTGATACTAGCGGGGCAAAACTCCCGTTAAGTTATACTGTATCAATGGAAGATGATAAATTTAGATGGGCAAGTCAATCTCCCCTTGACTTGACTGATTTAGGCTGCGCAAATCCAGATATTATCATTCGTGGAGAGGTAGATTATTCATTCAATATAATTATTGCTGATTCCTCAGATAATATTGAATTTGTTGATCCGTATGGTAATGTCAATGCGAATATCTCAACAACGCCGACTTCAACCGGAATAACATTTTCTGCATTGGCGGGTTATCCCTACAATAAAATAAGATATCAGAGTACATTGGATAATAGTGTATATGGTGAATTGGTTATTTCCGATGAAAACCATTACCGAATTTCAGTAACCAAAAATAATCAAGACTTGAAATCTGGATATGATTATGATATCGCATCCGATTCAGTGTCGATAACAACAAACCATGAAGTTAATGACGTGTTTGTATTGCATATGGTAACAGATTCCGATATGACGCGGGCAGTCTATGAGGTCGCCCCCGTTCATTTTTATAATTCAAATAACGATATATTTTATGGCGGTAATTATTCAACACTGAAGCATCACATTTCGGCGCAGCTTCGCTCATTGCCCGGATATTCAGATGACGGTGACACAAATAATTATCATAAAATTCGGCGCATTAATCAGTTTGGTGGAAGCATCAGACAGCAAATTATTCCGACTGCCAAGTTTCAATTCCTGAATGACAATGAAACTATAAATCCATCAAAAGGATTGGCTGTGGTATCAGCCGATTATTCTGCTTTCAAGCGGCATTTCAAGAATAAGGTCGCGCAGCTATGGGAAACTAGGCAATTTGAAACAATAAGAGAAATTGTAGATACTGCGTTGACTGACATTAACATAGGTAAAAATTCAGATTTCAAATATGCTCATAGTGATATGGTATATTTCAGAAATCATACTGAAACTGAATTCTCTGTTGCTGATGCAACTATGGTCTTCATGCTTGATCACACCCAAAACAAATTTGGTAATATTCAAAACCATATCCAGATTTGGCTAAATGAATATGACGGATCAGGGGCATATTATACCAGACCATTGATAAATGACGTTGATTACTCAATCAACGGCAATGAAATATCATTGACTTCTGCGGTTGAATTAAATGGATCATCAGATCCGGCTACATTGACTATCAGATATTACATGCACAATGAATTAAGTCACGTCCCAATGTCATCCGTCAAACTTGGATTTTTCAGACCGACAACTGTTGAAATAATTGATGGAATTTTGATCGGTCATGACGGCGCAGAGTATGATTTGATTGGCACGAATTATCTTGACATGTCAAGCGTTGATTTTGATATCAGGGCAGCAGCATTGTATGATTTAGAATTGCGCATTGCAAACAACCTGACACCTGAATATAACACAGGCGCAGATATGAATTCATATCTGCCTAGCCCAAACAGATCATTTGCATACGCAAATTCTGATTTGAATTCAAGACTAGATGATTGGTATAACCGATATGCACTGCGTAATTCTCTGGAAGAAATCAAATCAGGAGATGTTTATTCGGTAAGCGATGAATTTTCATGGAACTATAGTTCAGTGTATCCGTATATCGGTGGCTGGCGCGGAGTATACTCTTTTTACTTTGGAACAACCAGACCACATTCGCACCCATGGGAGATGTTGGGGCATTATACTAAGCCGACATGGTGGGATGCGAATTATAGCTGGGCAACAGGTGTTAAACGAACTGCATTACTAAATGCATTGAAAAATGGCATCGTTGGTGATCCATCAGATGGATTTATTGTTGACATTGCATACAATAGAAACGCATATGATTGGGCAACCAATACACTTGTCACCACTAGTGGCGTATTGAATGATCCAGTTACTGCAAATGTGACGGCATCGCCGTCCGCAATTGATGCGTCGCGCGATCTAGTTTTTGGTGATTGGGGGACAATTGAGCATAAGTGGAGAATTAGTTCCGAATATAAATTCGCATTAGCAGAAGCACTTCTTCAACTAAAGCCATACAGAATTCACGGGACATTTTGGGAAATCGGACAAACTGTCAAGAATAATTTGGTCACTCAAACTCAAATTGTTAATTATGATACAAAGACGCGCCGCCCTGTTTCCGAAATTCATAATGAAAATATCACAAATGGAATTATTTCGAAAATCACAGTGACCAATGGTGGATCAGGATATGTTTCTCCGACACTGACGTTTACACAGCTTGACAGCGGCGCTGTAAGCGCCTCTGCGCGGGTGCTGACCAATTCCGGCATAGTCACCGGCGTTGAAATCACAGACCCCGGCAGAGGCTTCCTGCGCGCTCCAACAGCAACTGTTATTGAGGATTCGGCAGGATCAGGCGCAACCATCACAATGACATTGGATTTTGAATTTTCAACCAGCAGATTTGGATTTGGGGCAATTGCATCTGAATTGTTTTCAATTGACTGCAACGAAACATCTGATCTGTCAGAAATTTTGCAGTCTTTGAGCACTGAATTTTCAATTCACATCGGAGGATACACTGACGACAGAATAATGAATCTGGAATTTAATGGGGGATCTTCAACAGGAACCTCTCAAATTCCACAAGATGATTATGATATTGTGATTGGAAGTTCTGGACCATTGAAGAGTGTGTTTTTCTCAGGAGTCAAAATAACAAAGGATGCATCCATTGGATATACTGTAACAGGATATGATCTTGACGGTATGAGTTTCTATATGAAAACGCCATCAAGGTCCGGATCAACAATTGAGGAAAGCATTTCAGGAACGTCATTGATCCGATATTCTAAATTTCAAAATAGTATTACCAAAGTTCCATATGGATCAATTATTACCAAAAGACAGGAGTTGTTTAATTTCCTGTTGGGTCTTGGTGAATATTATAAATCAATTGGCATAGTATGCGGAGATAATTGGCTAGATTCTGCCAAAGATGCAATAGAATGGGCGCTGACTGATGCAACCGATCCGTATTACATGGGAGGATTGTCTGATGTATTGGTCTATGAACAAGGACCATTCGGGACAGTACAGTCGCTACTCATGAACTATTCCAGCAATGCCAACATTCTTGATAAATCATTCAAGGCAATTGACAAGTCTGAAATTGTAGTTCTGAGAAATGACGAAACTACTGAATTTTCATGCAAAAGCACGTCAGTCGAAATATTCGGTCTTCGAATCACAACAGTTGCATATGAGCATATTATTTCTATAAAGAACGAAACGACTTTTGGTGATGTAATTTATTCGCCGGTCAATGGTCTTGCTCAAAATAAAATCAAATTTATTGGGGAACGTTCTGCTAATTGGAGCGGCAAAGTCGAAGCGCCGGGTTATTTGGTGAATGCAACCGGATTGATGTTGAATATGGAATCTAGTGTTCGAGAAATCGAGCATGATTGGATAAACTCTGAAACAAAGGCTCTTGACAGATTAACCAGACAGACTTTGGGGTTCAATGTTGGATATAATAAACCAACATATCTAGTTGGAACAGGTATTTCTGACGTGAGCGCATATCGATTTGAAAAAGGCAAACGTGCATATCAGGGAACAGCATCTGCGTTGACCGCCCTTGGACGGAACAAAAATATATTTGGGACAGAATTTGCCAGCGAAGTAAATGAAGATTGGATGATTCGTATTGGGGAATATGGTGATGTATCAGCCAGTAATCCATTGCAATTTGAATTGAACACGTCATTAATTAAAAGTGATAGTCAGCAATTTAGATTCTCAGATCAATTCATTACTGACAATCCGAGTGATTTGATCATTGACATTTATGAAGGCGGACCGGGAGCAATCAGCGGCAACTTTAATAAACCATTCTCTACTTATCCGATAGTTCCAGCTAGTAATTCAAGCATTCTTGATCTGGAAATAACTCAGAATTTCAATAAAGATGCGGGCTTACCGCTTGTTGATGAAATTGATTATTTCTTGGCATCAGTGGATGACATAAATTCTGTGTTTGATCTGACTGCTGCTTATGCATTGGTTCCAAATTGGAATGCGTCATCTGCTTATCATCGCGGTGATATTGTTCGATATGCAGGCAATGTTCATGAATTAAACATAACTTCTTCTGGTCTGACTCCAGTCGCAGAGGGTATTACTCTGCGTGGAACTCAAGTATACCCGATTGTTGTCTCGGGGGCAACTCTTATGTTCAACAATGACATCATAGAATTTTCTAAAAACGCAAATATAGATGATGAGTTGCCTATTCTAGTGACGGGGACAGTTATCAATCCCTCTATTCCAAGCGGCAGCACATTGACAGTTGACGGAATTAATATCAACCTGATTAAAACAACATCGTCAACTGTATTTTCAGATATTGTTTTTCAGGGAAATGTTACTTTTCCAACCATTGTCAATAGCAATTCTGCCGAATTCACAATCTCTTATGCCAATTCAGTGGGGGCAACTCTCATCGATACGGTAGTGGCGTTTAACGAGTTGTCGGATACAAAAACAATGCAGAAAATTCTAATTGATGCATTGGGGACAGCGGGCATTGTTTCATCAACCGTCTATGCTAATCAAATAATCTCAACAATGTCGTCATTGCAGACTGCATACATTTCGGCAACAACTGTTGGTGATTGGGAAACTTTTGTCAGCACATATTACTCTTCTGGCGCAATAGATCGAACTTTTAATCCTGAGATTTTAGGAGATGCAATTACTGCAAGTCCGGGATCAACATGGGAAACCGCAGCGCGCGCCGTTATTGATTCCGATCTTGAATTGATTGAGTTGCTGAGCGGCAATGCCGCCACTGAAACACAGGCAAGTATCGTCAGCGGCTCGCTTAATAATTCTGCTCAATTTGATATTGATCGAGATGCTGCAAATACGTTGCTTGATGCAACGCTAACAGTCAATGACGACAATGTTAATTTGGCTGATTTGATTGCATTTATTAAAACAAATGGGGGAATTAACATTGCCGCCGGTGAAGAAATAACTGTTTCTGTTCCGACTGAATATGTAACTGATGTTCTGTCTGCTATAATAATCAAAATAAACACTGCTCTTGTCAATGCAGGAATTGCAGATATAGTTGCGGATGCTTATGAAAATAGTGTGCGGTTGACAAGATCGACTGTTTCCAGCGGATATAGACTTGGAGCATCTGAGAATTCGTTTCTTGGTTTTGTTGTTGCGGATGCAGATGTTGTTGCTTCCGGATCAATAATAACTGTTGGCGTTGCTTTAAATGTTGCAGAATCTGTTATTGCGATTAACAATGCTGCTGTAACAGGAATTTCGGCAATATCATCAAATAATAAATTGGAGATAATAAGCATAAATTCAAGGCTGACAATAAGTGATACTGCGGTATTGAGTCTGTTTGGGCTTCCATATGGGGTTTTCGATGCTTCCATTGCAACATCAATAATATTAGTCGATTTAACGATTTCTGATGTTGTGCAGCAAATAAATGCGGCGGCTCTTACTAATCTATCTGCGTCTCAAATTGAGGGAGCATTGATAATCACTTATGATGCCGCCACGTTGGTAATCGATAATGGAACTGCAAACAGTAGTCTGGGCATTGCATCGGGAACGTATACTTCGTCAACTGACGCAATTGAGAATATCTTTACTGCATCTGATTGGCTAACGGTCGTTGAGCCTGCCAATTTCAATATTTGGGTCATTGACAACATTGGTTCCAACCCATCGCCTCAAAATGTCACAAACCAATACAATGTTTATCAGACAATTGATTTCGGTTCGGGCATTACTGAGGTATGCGCCGGAAATGAAAATGGCGATGATGCGATGATTTCATGCACAAATGCTCATACTTTGTCGGAAGATGAATATGTCTTGATTTTGAATAGTTCTACTGTTCCAAGTATTGACGGAATTCATAAAGTTACTGGAGTCAAGAACGACTATAAATTCTTTATTGATCGGTATATTGACGAGAACGGATACTTAGGTAAAGTAATTCCGGTAAGAACAATGCGATTTGCCAATAGTTCCTCAATGGAAACTGCGATTGCATCAACAAAATATGTGTCTGATAATGGCGGAATAATTTCCGATCAGTATATGTTTGTTGATGACGTTGAAGTTGCTGGCCAGTCAACAGGAGCGGGAGCCGTATACTCTATTACTCGATCCAATAATAATGCAACACCAGTAATTGTGCGCAATGAAACTCCGAAAACAATCAATTCCACTCTGAAGAATGTGGTTCTGTTCTCAGATGC